GTTTTTGGCCGGTCAGTTTGCGCTTAAAAGTTCCAGGGCCCGCGCTGGGATTGAGCACCTGATGGCCGGCTACTGCGATCCGGGCTGGAGTGGCTCCAAGCTCACACTGGAACTACAGAACGCTCGGGCTCTGCACCCGGTAGAACTGTGGCCGGGGATGCGGATTGGGCAGCTGGTGTTCCACGTCATGTCAGCTACGCCTGCGGAGGATTACTCCGTAGTCGGACACTACAACTTTGACCAACAAGTTACTGCTTCCAAACTATGAACCCGGACATGGTGAACCATCCCAGTCACTACACGGCTGGGCGTATTGAGGTCATTGATTTTATTGAGGATTGCGTTAAGCAGGCGCCCGATGCGGTTGTCGGTGGCCTGCAGTGGCAGGTTCTTAAGTACATAAGCCGCCTGTGGCTTAAGGATGATCCGGCACTTGATGCCGGTAAAGCCCGCTTCTATCTCAATCGCCTGATTAGCACACTGGATCAGCCGGAGTACAAGCAATGAGCGAGCAGTACAAGTTCCAGATGATTCGGTCGGACGACTCGGCTCAGATACTTACTTGCCACACCACCAAAGTTGTGGGTGTAAAGGCAAGCGATGTGATCGAGTCGTTTACTGACTTTTTGCAGTGTTGCGGGTATCACCGCACCACAATTTTGGGTGTTTACCAGCGGTTGAGTGATGAGTTGTCCGAGTTGTAAGTCCACGGATGTACGGGTGGTTGACAGCCGGCACTGTATTGATGGCCGAAGGCGGCGGCGTCACCACTGCAACACTTGCTTAGAAAGGTGGACCACACACGAAAGTAATGCAGTTCCAGCTAGAGGGCCTCGCTTGCGTGGTGTTAGTCACAAACGTGCGTTGTCGCCTGCTGAAGCTGCTGACGTGATCCTGTCGGACAAAAGCACCTTGGCGTTGGCAGCGGACTACGGCATTTCACACCAGGCGATCTCGCAGATTCGACTGGGGCATGTCTATGTCGAGGTCCATGCCCACCTAGAAAAGCAGGGGCACAGGTTGCCCAGTCACGGCAAAAAGCTCTGTATCGACTGCCGGCACTGGGGCAGGTACGGCTGCAGTTTTGGTTTTCCTGATGCCGGCGACGACTTTGCTACGGATTGTGACTTATACGGTCCCTCCTAGGGGGACTAACCTGCTACAGTAAACAAGTACGCCCTACCAGGCTTCACGCCATGACCAACGATTTTTACGCCGTTTCACAGCTCGTTGCCGAGTTCCAGGACAAGCTGAAAGTGATTGTTGAGCGGGATGGGTCGCGCCACATGATGGACGCCCACATCGACTTCAGCACGATGGGTTTGCTTGAGGATGAGTTGCTTCCCCTGCTGGAGCAGGTGATTGCCTCCATTGAATACGAGCCATCGGATGAAGAGATGGGCGGTGAGCCTCCGATCACCATGGCTGAGATGCACTCGGCTGCTCATGCTCAGCACATGGCCCTCCACAACTGAGCAGATATGAAGTACCTACAAGGAATCGAGCATCTGCACACCCTGTTCAATGCCACCACGGTGGCGTTTGACTGTGAGACGACCGGCCTTCAGCCGGTTTACGGGGGGTTACGTTTATTGCAGTTGGCCGCACTGGATCGAATGCCAGTGGTCATTGACTGCTGGGATTTAGAGGAGCACCACTGGCAAGATTTGGAAGAGTTTTTCTCCCTCAAGCGGTACTGGTTAGCCCACAACGCTGTGTTTGATCTGGGTTGGCTGCAGGAGCATGAGCTGTATCCGGAGGGGGACGTGCTCTGCACCATGCTGGCTAGCCGCATCCTTACCAATGGGCTACCCAACCTGAAGCACGGACTTCAGCACGTCGTCAAGCGTTACCTCAAGCTGGAGATTTCTAAGGAAGAACAGAGAAGCGATTGGAGTGGTGACCTAACCCTTAGCCAACTTGACTACGCCGCCTATGACGTGGAGTTGTTGACCCAGTTGGATGGGCCGATCAACCAGCGGATGGCTGAGGGCAATCTGCACAAGGCGTGGTTTTTGGAGTGCGAGGCATTGCCGACCATGGCGCAACTGTGGCGCACCGGAATGCCGTTCCAGCGTGATGAACTGGAGCAGTTGCACCAGGATTTGGCTGCCGATAATGAGCGGTTGGGCGAGGCTTTTATTGACACGTTGGACGAGGCGCTGCCGGAAGGTAAGAAACTGCCGCGTGATCCTGATGGGACATTCAATCTGCGCTCCAAGCCAGAGGGCAGCGTCAGGGAAGGGACTAAGAAGCAGGCGGGCTTCAATCTCAACAGTCCCAAGCAACTGTTGGACGTTTTTACGACGCTGATTGGTGTTGTTCCCGTGGACAATACAGGGAAACCCAGTGCCAGTAGGGCTGCGTTGCGGGAGTATGTAGGGGATCACAGGGTTGTGGCTGAATATCTGGCCTGGAAGCGGGTGGAGAAGCGGCGTCAGATGGTGGAGGCGTTGTTGAAACACCTTGGTAGCACTGGATTTATTAAGGCTAGTTACATGCAGTTGGGGGCAGATACGGGGCGCATGTCTTGCATTGGTCCCAATCTTCAACAAATCCCTCGGGATTCCAGGTTTAGGGCGTGTGTAAAAGCTCCAGCCGGGTGGAAACTGGTAGTGGCGGACTACGCCCAGATGGAGTTACGGTTGGCAGCCGCCGAAGCCGAAGATCCGTTGATGATTCGTGCTTTTCAGGATGGCCTGGATCTGCATACCGTTACAGCAATGCAAATTTATGGAGTACCAGAGGATGAAGTTACAAAAGAGATGCGCCAGATTAGTAAATCTGCGAATTTCGGTCTGTTGTATGGATCGGGAGCCCGAGGACTCCGCAACTATGCAGCAGGAATGGGGGTACAAATGGATCTTGATGAAGCTGGTGAGATCCGCGCCAAATTCCACGCCGCGTATACAGGGATCAGCCGGTGGCAACGCGAAAATGCTACACAAGCTAATCGCGGTCGTACTGATGCCGCTATCAGGATTCGTAACTCCGGGTTGCGGCGGATTCTACCGGGCGACTACAACTCGCTTACGGTCCGCTCCAACACGCCCATCCAAGGTGCCGGCGCCGCAGTGCTCAAGCGTACTCTCGGTAAACTCTGGCCCTTACTAAAAGCCGATGGTGAAGAACTGGTCCGCATCGCGGGTGTTGTTCATGACGAAGTTATTTTGCTGGTGCGCGAAGAACACGCGGATGTTTGGTGCCAGCAACTCGCTGCTGTGATGCAAGACGCCGAGGCTGAGTGGTTGGGGCCCGTACCACCATTGGCTGAAGCTAAAGCTGCCGATTCGTGGGTGGATGCCAAATGAACAGGAAACCTCCAGTGCATTACGTCGCTCTGTTACGAACACCGGGCGGCTTAGTGCAGAAGACCAAGATATGTGCCGACAACATGGTGGCGGCGCACTACACCATCCGGGAATTGTGGCCGGCGCTGCGGCTTGTCAGAATTACGAAAGAAGAAGACTGGTAACAACGTGAGTCGCACAGGCAGAGAAATCATCCTGGAGCGACTCCATGCAGCTATGCGGCGGGCTACTACCGCCGATCTCCAACGGGCAGCAATGTTCTTGGAGTGGGCGTGGGACGTAAGACGAGGGTGCTCCAGGCAGAGAGCTGGGACACGAAAGGCACAGGGCCAGGCGTGGAAAAAGAAGGTGGACGAGGATGTGCGATGGTAGAGCCGTGCTAGTGTGTAGCAAAAGAGACTCACATCGCCATGCCGTTACGCCACGGGCAAAAGTTCTACTGCCAGTTGCTCTTGGATCGTCACCGTTACCTGTTGGTGGATGAGATGGCTAAGCAGCAAGGCAAACGGACCACGGCGTTGCTGCGGGAAATGGTGTACTCGGCACTGGAAAAAGCACTTCCGTTGTCGGAGTACAAAGCTGCTGAAGCGGCGGATAATGCTGCTTGGGCAGATTCGGTGAAGCGACGGGTGCAAGGACGCCAACGCTCCAGGCAAGATGGGTCAGATACAGCGCAAGACTCATGAGACTCAGTTGTAATTAGTAACAAGTCTGACTGAGGCTGCCCTTGGGGGCTACTCTTGCACAGTAGTTAACTTACTTTGATGACTCGCTATCTTGTGGTCGCGGATGGGCAGTACGTCACTGCGCTGTACGGTTCCAAAGGCTCTGGTATTGGATTGACTGTCGAAAAAGATGATGCGGGAACCTGGGTCACCTATGAGAGAGCCGTCGAAGCGGCGCGACTTGTTGCTCAATCTCTTGGTGGCTTCGTCACTGTTCATGGCGTGGACGAGCCTGACTACCCCCGCAGCTGGTGTAAAGCAGGTTGAGCCAGTCTGCCGCTAGCTACTTTGAGCTGCTGGTGTGGTTGCCCGGTCGTGGGCCGCTGCGCCAGTTGTTCCAGGCAGATACGGTCGGGGCAGCTGTCACGTCTGCGGAAGCTGCTTATGGTGGGTGCCTGGTTGAGGTGCCCCCGCCTGCTCAGGCTAAACCTCGCCTACTTCGCTCCAGTACCAGTCCCTCTGTAGCGCGGAGGGCACGGGAAAGAGCTGCTTCTAAATTACCTATCACACTTTTGAAAATGTCTGAGTCAATTGAAACAACTTGTAAAGCCCCCTGGGTGAAGGTGATGGAGGATCAGGCTAGGTATGAGTATTTGGAGGAGTTGTACAGGAAGTCTGGACGGGATCAGGTGGGACATCCGATGCACTCGTTGTACACCGGGTTGTACCAGGAGGCGTTAGGCGGAGTCGCGGTCGAGGCCGTAGATGCTGGAGAGGTTTGACGCGGCTTCGCGGATTGCCCAGTCAGACTTGGTGCGTTCCATGTGGTAGAGGGTGTTTAGCATGACGGCGGCCTCGTACAGGCCGTTCCAATCCTTGGCGTCGTAGCGATCACGCAGCCAGCGGTCGCGGGCGTTTTGGCTAAGTGATTGCTCGACTGGTTGTTCGATTGGATTCATAGTTAGATGGGGCGG